GAATGGGACATCGAGACCACCATTGCCACGCGCTTCAAGCGCAAGGCTACACCCTTCGCCGATGGCATCAACTGGGTAGTGACCCACGGGTGGAAGCACAAGGGTGGTCAGGTGCAAGAGCATCGCTTCGGTAAGCGCAGCGCAGTGGGCCCGGGCTGGCTCAAGCCCGCGCTGGCGGGGACCAAGCTCCTCGTCGGCATGAACATCAAGTTCGATCTGCTGCACGCCCTCCAGGACCCAGAGAACCTGGACGCATGGATGGACTTCGTGGTCGCTGGCGGCAACGTCTGGGACGTGCAGCTTGCGGAGTACCTGCTCAACGGCATGGCCCCCGAGCACCACATGCTCAGCCTCGACGAGATTGCCCCGCGCTACGGCGGCAACGTCAAGATCGATGAGGTCAAGGCCCTGTGGGAAGCGGGCGTGGACACGGACGCCATCGAGCCCGAGCTACTGACGCGCTACCTGATCGGTGGCACGGACGAGACGGGCACGTTCCAGATGGGCGACGTGGAGAACACCGAGAAGGTCTTCCTCGCCCAGGTTGAGCGAGCCCGCGCGGTGGGTCAGGTATCCAGCATCCTGCTCAACATGGGTGGGCTGATGTTCACCATCGAAGGTGAGCGCAACGGTATGTTCGTGGACAAGGAGCGTGGCCTGGAGATTGCCGCCGCCCTCGCCATCAAGATCGCCGAGTTCAAGCTGGAGCTTGACAAGTACCTGCCGCAGTTCCCGCCTGACTTCGGGTGGAAGTGGACGAGCCGCAAGAAGCTGTCGGCCCTGATCTTCGGTGGCACGATCAAGTACAAGACCTCGCACATCGTGCACCCCGACGGGTCCAGCACCGACGAACGCGAGTGGCGGGCCATGCCCGGTGCAGCACGCCCGGACCCGGTACTCTATCAGAAGACCGAACGCGCCATCGTGCTTGAGGACGGTACGCTGTTCGTCGGAGATGAGCAGCTACTGCTGGCCCGTCAGTTCGAGGGCTTCCCTTTAGCAGAGCCCATGCGTTTCAAAGCGGGCTTGAACAAGGGACTGGTCAAGACCAAGAACGTCACCGGCCCTGACATCGAGCGCGGGCCGAAGACCCGCATCGGCGACAGCTACTTCACCTTCGACCGCATGACCGAGCCCCGCCCCGAGTGGGAAACGGATGAGCCCGGCGTGTACAGCGTGGCCGAGGAAGTGATCGAGGCCCTGGGCAACCGGAACATCCCGTTCCTCAAGGCGCTCAGCAAGCTCGCAGCCATGACGAAGGACCTGGGCACCTACTACATCACGACCGATGATGAGGGGAACCAGAAGGGGATGCTGACCCTGGTCGGGCTCGATGGCATCGTGCACCACAAGCTCAACATGACGAGCACGGTGACGGCACGCCTGTCGAGCAGCGACCCGAACTTGCAGAACCTCAGCAACGAGGGCAAGTCCGAGGTGAAGACGATCTTCGTCTCGCGCTTCGGGCCGGACGGCAAGATCATCCAGTCGGACTTCACGTCCCTGGAGGTGTACGTCCAGGCGATCCTCACCGGGGCCAAGCAGTTGATCCTCGACCTCCGGGCCGGACTCGACATGCACGTGGTCCGCGTCTCACAGAAGGAGGGCATCCCGTATGCCGAAGCGTTCGACAAGGCCAAGGTCCAGAAGCTACCAGAGTGGATCGCCAAGCGCCAGGGGGCCAAGGAGTATTCGTTCCAGGCGGCGTATGGCGCGGGCGATGCGAAGATTGCAGAGTCAACGGGCATGGCTATCGATGACGTGGCGCGCTTTCGTGCGGCGGACGAGGAACGATACCCCGAGATGGGTGTCTACTACGACCAGCTTACCGACGCCATCAAGGCCAATCGTCGGCCAACCCAGCGGTTCGTACCACATCCAGAAGTACGCGGCCGAATGGTTCAGCTTGGCCGTTCCTCGTACCGCACCCCTGACGGGAAGCTCTATAGCTACAGCGAGTCCCCGTCCCCCGCATATCTGGTTAGACGAGGCATAGACGCCAGCTTCTCCCCCACGGAAATCAAGAACTACGTGGTACAGGGAACGGGCGGTGAGTGGGCGAAGGCCGCGATGTGGCTGGCGCTCCGCCTGTTCTACAAGTACCGCAACTGGGGCGGCTTCGCCCTGCTGGTGAATCAAGTGCACGACGCGATCTACTCTGACGCCCGAGCGGACGTTGCCGAGGTGGCTGCTGCCGCCCTGCACGCTGCGATGGAGGCGGCCAGCGAGTTCATGGAGTACACGTTCAAGTGGACCATCCCGGTCCCTGTTCCAAGTGATACGTCCTACGGCCCGTCGATGGCAAGCCACGACCCGGTGCCCGGACTCAAGGATAGAGCCACCGCATTCCGTCAGGAGTTGCGCGACCTCTACATGGGCGGCTACGTGCCGTCGTTTGAACTACAAGGAAACCAATGACCATTGACATCAATGCAGCCATCGCAGCGGAAGTCGCCACCGGCCCGGACATGACCAAGGCGTCGGGTGGTGGCGAGCGTACCATCGCAGCCGCCGGCCCGACCCGGCTCCGCTTCATCGGCTACATCGAGGTGGGCAAGCACGAGAAGACCGTCAAGGGGAACACCAAGCTCCAGGACCAAGTGCACCTGATCTTCGAGTTGAGCGGCAAGAACCATCCGCTGATCGAGGGTGCGGACGGGAAGAAGTACCCGCAGCGCATCGTCGTCAAGGAGAACAAGAGCCTCAACGAGAAGGCGAACTTCTTCAAGCTGTTCCAGCGCATGAACTACAGCGGCAAGGCGACCCACATGGCGCAGCTTCTGGGCGACGCCTTCCTGGGCACGGTCAGCCACTACACGTTCAAGGGCAACGACGGCAAGGATGTCACCATCCCCCAGCTTCGCAGCCAGGGCGCGTACGACATCACCCCGCCCCGCCTGCTGGACCCGGCGACGGAGGAGTACGTCACCGTGAACGTCGATCTGCCCTATGGTTCCAAGCAGGTGTTCTTCTGGAACACTGCGAGCAAGGAACAGTGGGACTCGATCTTCGTGGACGGCGAGTACGAGGAGCGCAAGAACGACAAGGGCGAGGTGACTGCCCCGGCCAAGTCGAAGAACATCTTGCAGAACCTCATCAAGTCCGCGCAGAACTTCAAGGGTTCCCCGGTCGAGGCGATGCTCGTCGGCAACGGTGTAAGCCTGGACATCCCGTCCTCGGCTGTCGGTGATGACGAGGAGCCGCCCGAGATGGACGAGACCCCCGCCTCCACCGTGCCGCAAGGCAAGGCCGCTGACGACGCACTGAACGGCATCGTCGGCTGATGATCGACCCGCTTCTGGCCTCTATCGAGGCCGAGGCGGCAGCGAATCCAATGGGCCGGGGCGCAGTACCCTTATTGCAGTCCCGGACCCTGTTGGCAGACGGCGATGCACTCGCCTACGCTGCCGCCGGCAACGACGATACGACCGTGGGCCGCGCGCTCCACAACCTCAAGGACAAGATCGCCCATGCGCAGGCCGTATCGGGCGCTGGCAGGGCTAAAATCCTGACGACCGCTGAGAGTAGCCACAAGGGCTTCCGGTTCGCTGTTGCCCGCGTGAAGCCCTACCAGGGGCACCGCCAAGGTGCACGCCGCCCGAAGAACTGGAGCGCCCTCCGGGACGCCCTGGTCAACGGCGTGATCCCCGACGTGGAACTGACCACGACCGCTGAGGCCGACGACCTGTTCGGCAAGTGGGTCACCATCCTGGGTGCCGAGAACTCCGTGATCTACACGGAGGACAAGGACATGCGGATGCTGCCCGGCTGGCACCTCGACTGGCGCTTGCACACCATGCACTACGTACCCCCGGGCACGTTCTCTCTGGTGTACAACGACAAGGTGTTCGGCGAGAAGTGGTTCTGGCTACAGATGCTCATGGGCGACAGCGCGGACTATATCCCTGGACTCCCGTTCCACAACGGAGCACGCATGGGCCCCAAGACCGCCGAGCGATTCCTCGCCGCAGTCACGTCTGGGGACGAGGCGTGGTTCCAAGTACGGGAAGCCTACATCGGCCAGTACAAGGCCGACTGGAAGCACCAGATGCTGGAGCAGGCCGTGCTCCTGTGGATGAGACGCGACCCGCATAGCAACCCGTTCGACGTGACCCGCGAGGGTGCACCCCTCGGCCGGGCTGACTTCACGGATGCCATAGCGGTCCTCAAGGAACGTATCAAGGAGAGCCTGTGACCAGACTCAAGGCTGCCGAGGTAGCCATGGTTCGGGCCGATCTGACCGCTGCACAGGGTGGCCGCTGCAAACTCTGCAAGCTGCCACTTGGGGCGGGGGCTGATCGGCCCGTGCTGGACCACGACCATCACACCGGGTTCATTCGCGGTGTGCTTCACTCGGGCTGCAACACGATGCTGGGTAAGATCGAGAACAACTACAAACGGACGGGCGTCAAGCTCGGGCCGTTCCTTGCCGGTGCGCTGCTCTACATGCAGACACACGAGACCCCGCAGCACGCCCTACTCCACCCGTCCCACAAGACGGACGATGAGAAGCGCATTCGCCGCAACACCCTAGCCCGGAAGCGGCGAACAAAGAAGGAAGCATGACTGCCCCAATCATCAAGACCATCGACATCGAGACGAGTCCCATCATCTCGTACCACTGGGGACTCTGGAAGCAGAACATTGGCCTGAGCCAAATCCTCCAGGACTGGACCGTGCTCTCGTACAGCAGCAAGACGCTGGGCGACCGCAAGGTGCGCTACGAGGACGTGAGCAAGCAAGCGAACTTCTACGACGACCGCGCCATCATGGGCAAGTTGTGGACGGAGCTTGACGAGGCCGACCTCGTGGTCACCCAGAACGGCATCCACTTCGACCACCGCAAGATCAACGCGCGGTTCATCGAGTTGGGCATGAAGCCCCCGAGCCCGTTCAAGATGATCGACACCAAGGTCGAGGCCAGCAAGGTCGCCATGTTCACCAGCAACAAGCTGGAGTGGCTGAGCGCCAAGCTGACCGACACGCCGAAGCTCAAGCACGCAGCCTACCCGGGCTTCGACCTCTGGGTCGCGTGTCTCAAGGGCGACCCGAAGGCGTGGGCCGAGATGAAGAAGTACAACATCCGGGACACCGAGGCGACCGAGGCCCTGTACCTCAAGCTCCGACCCTGGATCAAGAACCACCCGAACCTGAACGTCTACGACGAACAGACCGAGGTGCGCTGCCCGTCGTGCGGCGGAACCCACCTGCACAAGCGTGGCTTCGTCTTCACCCAGAGCGGCAAGTACCAGAAGCTAGAGTGCCAGACATGCGGTGCATGGATGCGTACCCGGTACACCGAGAACACCACAGCCAAGCGCAAGTCGCTCCTGGCCTCGATCTAACCACCCACCCGCATGGATGCTTCGGCATCTGTGCGGGGCACATGGAGAACCACATGGGTAAAGAACAGTTTTACACACAGTCCATCGAGACGAGCG